GTATCTATTGATGATAGAATATAGTCAGTTACATAAGTAACGCAAGAACTCATAAACAAAAATAAAATTATGAAAGTGAGGTAGTTAAAATGAGTATTGCAAGCAAGTATAACAAAGTGAATGTTTTCACATTCCAAATTCCAAAAGATTTTGAATATCGTTCTTTAGTTGATTTATTCAACAATTTTGGTAAAGAACACGTATTCAAAGTAAATGCAGTTTACATTAACAAAAAATCACGTTTCGGTGAAAGTCCTGTTGTTGCTACTGATGAATGTTTAGTAAATCTTCCACAACATTTAACAGAGGTTGCCCGTGAAATTATGCGTGATGAAGAAACAGTAAATGCTATCAACAATGGTAAGTTTGGTTTCACAATTTACCCATACGAAACAAATAACCGAAAAGAAGTTTGTTACTCTGTAAATTGGGTTGATTGTTAATCATTAACATACGGTGCAAGGGGTAACGGGTATAGACTTGTTACCCCGTTTTTAATTTGAAAGTGAGGTTAAATATGATTAGTAAATTTAATGAAAATGAAATAAGAATAGATTGTAACGGTAATGTAATTGATAGACCATTTTTATATCATTATAACGAAACAATGAAGTTATTAGGACAACAAACATATAGTTGGTTGTTGACACCCGAACATGAATATAACAAAGAATTTAACGAAATTATGAATGCACATTTTGAATGTGATAAATTAGGAAAAACCGAAAAATATTTCCGTTCAATGATTTATGATTTTGTTTTGGATTTTTTCGCATTGGGTGTTATTGTTGGTAAAAGATTAGAACGTAATAAAAATAGAAAAGAGGTATAAACGTGATTAAAAATGTGGGTTATTTTTGCAAGGATTTCAGAAAGAATGTTTTAAACAAAACTTTAGATGAAATTTGTAAAGATACTGACATAAAAACAAAAACACTTTCTGCATTTGAAAATGGTAGGGCAAACAATATTAAATATCTGTTCCTTTATTATCATTCATGTAATGAAGAACAAAAAGAACTTTTTGTAGGGGGTGTTTTTAATTGTCAGTAAAAGTTGCAAGTGATGAATATAAAGCACTTAAAAAAGAAGTTTCAAGAATGGCAAGCATGGCAAACAAAAGGTTGAAACGTCTTGAAAAAAATGAACTAACACATTTACCGTCTTATAAATCATGGGAAGAACATGGAAGTATAAAGTTTAGTGTTAAAGGTAAAACACATCAACAATTACAGTCTGAATATTGGAGATTGAAAAACTTTCTTGACGCAAAAACTTCAACTGTACGTGGTGCAAATGCTTTTTTAAAAGAAATGGCACAAAACACGGGAATTAAATATAATGGTTTAGCAGATTTAAAGACAAAATCACAAAAGTTTTTTGAACTTGCAAACAAGATAAAACAGTATTATAAAAATGCTGAACAATCTGCACTTGCGTTAGATTATCAAAAAATATGGCAACAGATAAACGAACAAATAAAGCAAGGTGTTATTACTATTGATAATGAAGAAAGTACAGAAAGTGTATTAAACAAATATCTAAATGCTATGGATAAAGTACAACCCGTTGAAACAAATAGTGAGGGATATAAAAACGGTGGTACTGAATGGGATTTCATTAAATTGTAAAGGTGGTGGAAAACTTGAAACAATATCGAGATTTTGATTTAGAAGAATTGAACGATATTGACATTGATATTGTTTCAAAATTCGACAACAAAAGTAAAACGGTTAAAAAGTATTTTAATGTTGAATGTGCATTTGACATTGAAACAAGTAGTGTAATGTTAGACGGGGAACAAAAATTTGCGTTCATGTATGAATGGACTTTTGGAATAAAAGACAAGAATTTTATTTGTTACGGTAGAACGTGGGAAGAATTTAAAGATTTATGCAGACAACTGCAAGAATATTTTCTATTAGATAGTGAACACATTTTAGTTGTTTACGTTCACAATTTAAGTTATGAATTTCAATTCATGCGTAAATATTTTAATTGGTTAAATGTTTTTGCAGTTGATGAAAGAAAACCCGTTAAAGCATTATGCAGTTACGGAATTGAATTTCGTGATAGTTATATTTTGTCGGGGTATTCACTTGAAAAACTTGCTGAAAATTTAGTATCACATGATATAAAAAAATTAGTCGGGGATTTAGATTATAATTTAACCCGTACACACGTAACAGAATTAACAGAAAATGAACTTGCATATTGTAACAATGATGTTGAAATTGTTTTAGCATATATAAATGAACAAATTGAACAATACGGAAATATAACAAAAATTCCTATGACAAATACGGGTAGAGTTAGAAAGTTCGTTAAAGATAAATGTTACTTTACTGAAAAAAATCACAAGAAAAGCAGTAAAGGAAAATATCAACGTTACAAAGAATTGATGAATGAACTAACTTTAACTACTGATGAATACACAATATTAAAATGTTGTTTCATGGGTGGTTTCACACACGCAAGTATGTTATATAGTGGGGAACTATTACATGATGTTGCAAGCATTGATTTTACAAGTAGTTACCCGTATGTTATGTTATCTGAAAAATTCCCCATGTCAAAACCCGAAAAAGTTAATCCAACAAAGGAACAATTTTTACAATGGGTTAATGATGATGATGTGGGGTTAATGTTCGTTGTACGATTTAAAGGACTTCAAAGTAAACTTTCATTTGAAACATATTTAAGTGAAAGTAAATGTGATGTTCTTGAAAATCCCATAATTAACAACGGTAGAGTTTTTAAAGCTGATACCGTACAAACAACAATAACTGATGTTGATTTCAAAATTATGTATCAATGTTATACGTGGGATAGTATCGAAATTGCAAACGTTCATAAATTCTATATGCAGTATTTACCAAAATCAATACTACTTGCAATCGTGGAACTTTACGAAAAGAAAACAACATTGAAAGATGTAACGGGAAAAGAAGTTGAATATCTTGTAAGTAAAGGTATGTTAAATTCTGTTTATGGTATGTGTGTAACTGATATTGTCCGTGATGATATAGGTTATGAAGATGAATGGAAACATGAAAAATACACGGTTGAAATGATGAATGAACAAATTGAAAAATACAATAGTTCAAATAATCGTTTCTTGTATTATCCGTGGGGTGTTTGGGTTACTGCATACGCACGTAAAAATTTATGGAATGGTATTCTTGAAATTGGTATTGATTATGTTTATAGTGATACAGATAGTGTAAAATTTCTGAATTATGAAAAGCATAAAGAATACATAAACCGATACAATTTAGACGTTGAACGCAAGTTGAAAAAAATGTGTGAATTTAGACAAATAGAATTTGAACGTTTAAAACCTAAAACAATAAAGGGTGTTGAAAAAATGATAGGTGTATGGGATTTTGAGGGAATTTATACACACTTTAAAACGTTGGGTGCAAAACGTTATTTAGTACGTTCAAAGAAAGATGAAAAACTACATTTAACCGTTGCAGGACTTTCAAAGCAAAACGGGGTTGAATATATGTTACGAATTTGTAATAATGATTATGAAAAAGTTTTTGAAAATTTTAATGATGATTTATATATACCCGAAAATGAAACGGGTAAACATACCCACACATATATTGATAGTTCTATAACTGCTATGATAACAGATTATCAAAACAATGTTGTTGAAGTAACTGCATTGTCGAGTGTTCATTTATCCCCATGTGAATTTACTTTATCAATTAGTAAACAGTATAGTAAATTTTTACACGATTTACGAAATGGTTATTTATTCACGGGAACACGTGCTATTTAATTGTACGTGTTTCACGTGAAACATTTTATAGAAAAGAGGTTAAAATAATGGCAGAAAAGAAAACAAGTTTTTACAATCCGAAAAACATTATAAACAAAAATGCAGTTTATAACGTGATTTTCGGGGAACGTTCCAACGGTAAAACCTATTCTATTTTAAAGTATGGTTTAGAACAATATTTTGAAACGGGTGGTCAACTTGCTATTGTCAGACGTTGGCAAGAAGATATTAGGGGAAAACGTGCAAGTGAAATTTTTAGTGCAATCAATGAAAACAATGAAGTTGAAAAACTATCAAAAGGAAAGTACAAAGGTATAACGTATTTTTCGGGTAGATACTATGTGTGTAACTATGATGAAAACGGAAAAACAATTTACAACATTGATACTGATTGTATCGGTTATGTTTTCGCATTATCTGAAACCGAACACAATAAAAGTATTTCATACCCAAAAATTACAACAATTATGTTTGATGAATTTTTAACTAAACACGTTTATTTGCAAGATGAATTTGTGTTATTTATGAACACGGTTTCAACTATTGTTCGTCAACGTACAAACGTTAAAATTTTTATGTTGGGTAATACTGTAAATCGTTATTGTCCGTACTTTGAAGAAATGGGGCTTGTGCATATTAAAGAAATGCAACAAGGAACTATTGATATTTACACATATGGAAATAGTGAATTGAAAGTTGCAGTTGAATATTGTAGCAGTATGCAGAAACAGAAAAAGAACAATTTCTATTTCGCATTTGATAACCCGAAATTGAACATGATAACAAGTGGTGCATGGGAACTTGACATTTATCCACATTTACCCGAAAAGTATAAACCAACACAAATTGAATTTACTTATTTCATAGTGTTTAATGGTTTAACTTTTCAATGCGAAATTGTAACAGATAAACACGGGGAAATGTTCACATATATTCACGAAAAAACAACCCCGTTAAAAGATACTGAAAATGATTTGATTTATACACTTGAATTTTGCCACAAATTAAACTATAATAGAAATGTATATAAACCTATAAATAAGTTACAAGAACGCATTTTGTGGTTTTTCAAAACAGACCGTGTATTTTATCAAAACAACGGTGTCGGGGATACTATAAACAACTATTTAAAAATTTGTAAAGGATTTTAAGAAAGTGAGGTTGAAAGAATGGGAAATATTGACAAGTACAACATGGGGTTAGAATATATTACAAAATATGATTTTAAAAATAAAGAAAAGAATTTGAACGATTATATAACATATATGTTAAATCGTTCTGTTACTATGTTCAAATATCATAATTTACCCGATACAATGCCACAAAGAGAAATTGAACTTTTGCTACAATGTAACGGTTGGGGTTGTGTTTGTGAAATTGACGGGAATTTATATTGTTTAAATGGTGGTTTAGGTGGTGTTCCAAATGCCTATAATATGCCTACTGAAATTATTATCAATAACCCGTACTTAAATTATAACAAAACTTTAACCATTGATACAGATTGTGTTATTATTCCTAATGATAGTATGTATGTTGGTTTACTTCCTATGTACAACCGTTACTGTACAATGTTAGTTGAAAATGATATAACAATGATACTTGCAACCGTAAATAAACGTGTTCAAAATCTTTTATCTGCTAATGATGATAACACGGTTGAAAGTGCAAAGAACTTTTTAAAGAAAGTTTTTGACGGGGAATTAGGTGTTATTGCTGAAAGTAAATTATTTGATAGTTTAAAGGTTAATGCAAGTAGTGTTAATAGTACCGTTTCAATGACTGAATTGTTTGAGTTTGAACAATATGTGAAAGCAAGTTTGTATAATGAAATTGGTTTAAGTGCTAATTATAATATGAAAAGGGAACGTTTGACAAGTGCAGAGGTTGAAACAAATACTGATAACCTTTACCCGTTAGTTGATGATATGATTAACCAACGTAGAAAAGCAGTCGAAAAAATCAATGAAATGTTTGGTACAAATATTGAAATTGAATTTAATTCAAGTTGGGATAACAGACCGTTTAACGGTGCAAGTATTCACAATGTAGAAGAAGAAGTAAACGGAAGTGAACTTGTAACAGAAGATGTTGAAAACGTTGGGGATAATGTGGAAAATCCCGATAGTGAGGTTGTAGAAGATGCGGAAAAAGCAGAAGAACGGGGAGAAACTGAAACACAAAATGATGATGAAAAAACTGATGAAACAGAAACAGAAACAAATGATGTTTCAGAGGAAGAAACAACAACCGAAACAGAAGATGAAACAAATGTAGAAAAAACAGAAGAAACAGAAGATGAAAAAGAGGTAGAAACGGAAGAAGAAACAACAACCGAAACAGAAGAAAAAACAGATGAAGAAACAGAAGAAAAAACAGATGAAGAAATAGAGGAAGAAAAAGAAGATGAAGAAAAGAAAAATGTTTAAACTTTATTTGCGTTATCTTCCACGCATAATTTATGCAAAATGGTTTTCAAAATACAAATGTAAACGCAACTGTTTTTTATGTAAATATTCTGATGAATGTTTTAATAATTTATTTTAAGGGGGTTTTGTATGTCAGTTGGTGTTATTAAATCAGAATTAACACGTTTTCAATCTGAATTGCAAAACTGCATAACTCAATGTGATACTTTAATTCATGTATTAAACGGGGTTACAACTGCAACAAGTAACACGGTTATAACCCCCGTTATTACATTAACACAATCAATAGAAAAACAAGGTAACTTGTTAAATTCTTTATATTCTGATTGTGTTGCAGAATTGCACATATTTTTCAGAGAATACAACGCAAGTTTATCAAACTTAAAAACAAGTAATGAAAGGGTAAAATCTTCAATTAAAGAATTAAAAGAAACTGCTAATGAATTATATCAGTTATATTTAATTGATATGTCAATGGAAAGTTTTCTTGAATATGATTTAAGTGAACAAGATTTAAAAGCATTTACACCCGAAATTGTACGTTATAAAAATGAACTTTTTAAACTGCAATTTGAAACGCAAAAACGAAACAAAGATTTAATTGTGAAAGTGAGGTAAAATAATATGAAAGTTTCAGAGAAATTCACAACCGAAAATTTATTTGATGAAATGAATAAAATACACCCGTTCCCGTTTATCAGTTTGTTTAATGCTGATAAAATGAACTTGTTTTATATCAATACATACGGGGATAGAACACTTTCAAAAATGGGTAGAAATTTAACCATTCCCGAAATTGCAAATATTTTAGTAAATTTGTACGGGGAAAAGTGGGATAAAATTTATGAAAGTATTTTAGTTGATTTTCCTATTCTTGAAAACTATGTTGAAACAGTAACAGAGAAAACAAACGAAACGGGAAATAGTACCAACAATACAACCGAAACAAACGTTGAAAAAGTTAGTGCTTATAATGACAATGATTTTGTTAATGATGAACAAAGTACAAACACTAATGAAATGAAAATGAATAATGAAAACGTTATTGAAAAAACGTATGAAAAAAGGATAACAGAAAATGCAACAAAAAATTTAGAAAATGCGTTAAACTACTTGCAAAACAATGTTATTTATTATATAATATTTTCAGATGTAAACGGTGCAATTACATTAAACATTTTTGATTAAATGAAGTGAGGTAATTTAATAATGGAAGTTAAACAGATTTATGAATTGATGAACAATGTAACAACTGAAATTTTGGGTAAGTCTGATTTAGTAAAAGAGGACTTGTCAAACGTTGTTGAAGTTGGTACAGAAATTTTCGGTGCAACAGAGGTTGACGGGTATGTTAAAAGTCTTGTAAATCATATCGGTAAAGTTATCTTTGTAAACAGACCGTACACGGGTAACATTCCGTCACTTATTATGGATAGTTGGGAGTTTGGCAGTGTACTTGAAAAAATTAGTGCTGACATTCCTAACGCAACAGAGAATGAAAGTTGGGAACTTGAAAACGGTAGAGAATACAAGCAAGATATTTTCTATAAACCGTCTGTTTCTGCAAAGTTCTTTAACAAAATGGTTACTTTTGAAGTACCTATGTCATTTACTGAAAAGCAAGTAAAACAGTCTTTCAGTTCTGCAAGTCAGTTGAACGGTTTTGTGTCTATGATTTACAATGCAGTTGATAAATCTATGACAGTTAAAATTGATAGTCTTGTAATGAGAACTATTAACAACATGATTGCTGAAACTGTATGGGCAGAATTTGCAACGGGGGAAACTCCAACACTTCCCGACTTGAAAACTGTAACGGGTACAAAGGCAGTAAACTTGCTGAAACTTTACAATGAAAAGTTTAGTGCAAAATTAACTGCTGATACTTGTTTGACTAACCCCGACTTTATCAGATTTGCAAGTTATACAATGGCACTTTATACAGATAGACTTTCAAAGATTTCTACATTATTCAATGTTGGTAAAAAAGAACGTTTTACAAGTGCTGAATATCTGCATATTGTAATGTTGTCAGAGTTTAAGAGTGGTGCAACTGCTTATTTATCTGCTGATACATTCAATGAAAATTATGTTGCACTTCCTAACAGTGAAAGTGTTCCATATTGGCAGAGTTCGGGAACTGATTACAGTTTCGCAAATACTTCAAAGATTACCGTAAAAACTGCAACGGGTAATGATGTTGTTGTTGGTGGTATTCTTGCAATCATGTTTGACCGTGATAGTATGGGTGTTTGCAATTCTGACAGACGTGTAACAACTAACTACAATGCAAAGGCAGAGTTTTTTAACAACTATTACAAGTTTGATGCAAGTTATTTCAATGACTTAAACGAAAACTTTGTTGTGTTCTTTGTAGCATAGTAACGGTTACTGTTAGACGGGTAACGGGATAAATACAACCCGTTGCCCGTTTTTATTTTATATGAAAGTGAGGTAACAAAAATGTTAATGAAAATGTATGACACAAAAAGCAGTAACAACGTGATAAATAAAGTGTTAGAAAATGAACATGAATTTGATATAAAATTCAAAGACAAAACCGACATTGTAAACCCCGTTGTTATTTTGAGTAGTAAAACATTGATACTTTCAAACTATGCGTATATTCCCGATTTCAACCGTTATTATTTTGTTGATAAAATTGAATTATTCCCTAACAGTATTTATCATATTACTTTGCGTTGTGATGTGTTGGAAAGTTTCAAAGATGAAATTTTAGCAAGTTCGGGGTTCATAAATCAACAGACAAAAAACGTTAATAAATACTATAATTCTAATTATCAATCAGAGGTTAGAAAAGAAGTTGATTTGTATAAATCAGATGTTACTATTGACACAAATATTAAATCAACAATTCTTGTTACAATCGGGGGTGTTTAAATATGGCAAGTTGGTATTACATTCATAATTCAGATAAAAACATAACTTCAACTAACCCAACGTTGACAACTTCAACATTTAGTTTCGGGGTTGAAATTGGTGGTGTTGATTGTGGAACAAACACAAAACAATATAAAAGTAATGCAAGTTCAATTTCTGCGTTTAGAAACGTTAAACAACGTTTAATTTTTGGTAACAAGAATTTTGAAAAAGTTTCTGTTTGGTGTCATGCCCGTTCAAGTTCCCCGTATGGAACTATTAACACATGGGTTGATGTAACAGACAAGTTCACAATTTCAAAATATCCGTCAAGTGGTATTATTGATTTACAAGCAAATTCAAATTTTGAATATTCAAGCAGTTACACATATTTATATGTTGCTATTGATGAAGATTTAGCAAGTAGTTACAAAGTCACAAATAGTTTAACAAACTGTACGTGTAACACTGAAATAAAAACAGAGTATGAAAAAGATGAAGAAATTTCACTTGAATTTGTTGCAAATAACGGTTACGCATTTAAAGGTAATAACATACAAGTAACAACGGGTGCATTGAATAACGCAAATGCAACGTATTCAGATGATAGAAAAACGGTTACTTTATCAGGTGTATTAGTTGGGAATTTAACCGTTTCTGTAACTGCTGATACTGTTTATAGTGTATCAATCACGGGTAGTTTAAAGAACTGTACTTGCAACTATTCAGACGGGGAAATTATAACAGAGGATAAACCAAAAATAATTTTAACTGCAAATGACGGTTATATTTTTGATGAAATATTCAGTTATAAACGGGGTGCAATAACAAGTCACTTTTCATTGAATGATGAAAAAACAGAACTTTCAACCATTATTACAGACGGTTTTAATTATGTTTTAAATGAAGAATATAAAGCAGTAAAGCAAGTTGAAAAGATTGGAGATTTTGCCCGACTTTATAACCCCGTTGAAACAGAACTAACAGAACTTGCAAAAGTGCGTTTTCAAAATGATGTAGATATGGGACAATATATTACTGCATTATTTAAAATACCGTTTGAACTTCCAACGGAACTAATAACAGAGGAAAAAAGAAACGTTGTTTTAGGTAACTATGATACTAACGTTTCTTGCAATGGTTTAACAACATATAATTTAGTTGTCAATATCGGAGAAATTACAACCCCCGAAAAGTACGAAAATGTATATGATTATATTGATACTGAATGTGTGTTACATTTACCGTATTTTGATAAAATATATTTAAGTAATGAATTTGTTATCGGGCAAACGTTACGCATTGAATATATAATTGATTTGTATAGTGGTAACGCAACCGCAAACATTTATAGCAGTTTCACGGGTGGAATTGTTGAAAGTGTAAACGGTGTAATTGCTTGCAACGTTCCATTTGTGCAAAAAACAAATAATAGTGTTGTCGGTTTAATCAGTAACATAAACAAAAATATAATTGATACTGCATACATGGAAGTTATCAGAAATAGACCGTATAACATTGAAACTGTTTTTGGTAATGAAACTATTGATTTTGGAACTATTGGAGATTATAACGGTTATATTGAAGTATCAGACGTTGTATTAAATTCAAGTGCAACTAATGAAGAAAAGAAAGAAATAACCGACTTGTTAAAAGAGGGGGTTACAATAAATGAAAACAACTGATAAATTAGATGTTAAAGAAATAGAGTTTGGTATATACTCTTATATTATGCAAGATTTTGCAGAATACTTTAACAATCGAATGAACGTTTACAAAGGTGTTGTTATGTATCTTGACAATATTACTAATCATCATTTAATCACTACAACAACCGATAATATTTATGATGAATATAAAACATTTTGTGAACGTGAAAATATTAGTTGTTTAACCCCTAAATCATTTGCTAAAGTTATGACGGGTATGTGTGGTTTTATAATCACACGTACAAGTCATAGAAACGGAAAAGACAAAAACGGAAAAGATAAACGCATATATGAATTTTATTATGAATGGGGTGGTACAAATGCAAATACTTGATGATGTTTTAGCACTACAATTAGTTGACAATATTAGAAATGAAATTGACGTTGAACAATCATATAACAAATTGGTTGAAATGTGTGAACACATTATAAAGTGGTTTTTGCGTAAGTATTCCCCCATTATTCAAAAGTACGATTTAATATATGATGATGTGAAACAAGAAATGTATATCGGATTGTTACAAGCAGTAAAACATTGTCCTATTGATTGTAGAAAGTTTTATGATTGGTTAATGTCATATTTACAAGGTAGTTGTTTAAACTATTTCAAGTTCAATACAAATAGATTAACCCCACATAGCGAGAACAAAGAAAAACGTTTGGAAGAATTTAAAAGTTTTTCGTTAAATGATAATATCAATGAAGAAAATGAATATCTTGATTTGTTGGAATATCACGATTATTCTTTTAGTGATTTTCTTGAACACGAATATAATAAATTTGTTTTTGCTAAAATCAAAGAATATTTGTATATACGTTTTGACAACGTGAATGTTGATTTATATTTTGATTTTTATAAATTAACTTTTGATGAATTGGAACGTAAATATAATATACCTATTTTAAACATTATGCGTTACTGCACTTTCATTACAACCGTTTTAAAAACTGATTATGATTTTAAAGTATTTTGTGAAAAGTATTTAGATGATGTGTTAATTGAAAGAAGATTTAAACAATATGAATACAAAACTAAAATGTATGGTAAAATTGATGTGGGTTACATTCTGAATGAAGAAATTACAACAGAGTTTTCACATACTTCAATGTTGGGTTTTGAAGTTGGTAAAGATGTAAAAATACATAACTATTTTCGTGTACGTTTTCCACAACAAAATTTGATATAAAATTTTGAAAAAACTATTGCATTTTTCTATTGTTAGTAGTATAATAAAATCACAACAAACAACTACAAGAAAAGTGAGGTAAACAAACTATGAAAAACACTATTAAAATCAAAGTTCCCGTAACTACTGTAACAACTGCAATTATGTATAACGATAATACAAGTGAAATTAAAACATTTGATTTATCGGGTAAATACAGTGTTGCAACTGCTAAAAAGTATTTCAAAGAAAACCCTGTTGACAATGCAAAAAATGTTACTATTCTTGATACTGTAAAGAATGTTGTAAATTATGAAATTGAACTTGAAAAACTTTTACCCGTACTTGCTGAAAATGGTAAAGTGATTGTTGAAGAATAAAAAATAATAACACACTAAACACGTTGTAGAAATGCAACGTGTTTTTTTATTGTTCACACATCTAAACTTTTCTACTCATTATTGACACAATTTTTTACACAATATTTGACACGATTATTTACACGTTTATCATTCAAAATTTTTACACACTTTTCACGTTAAAATTTTCGTTGAAAAATTGCACAAATTTTGACACAAATTTTGTTGAAAAATATTGCACAAATTTTCGTTCAAATTTTGCCCCGATTTTGGGGGAATTTTTCAGAGGGGGGGAGGGGGGAT